GGGTTAAACTTGCAAGTAAGCAGCCTTTGCCCTTACTTATGAATTGTTCTAAGTGGTCCGAATGAACTTATAGAAGTATTACGTCCTGTAATCCAGCACCTAATATTTAGATATTTAGTAGTTTAGTTTTGGTTAATTGTATGGCTTTTAGCCGTTCTATTTCATAGAAAAACCTTACACGTTGGTTGATATACCACGTAAAATTTATATCATTCCACCGGTCTGTACACAGGATAGACCAAACCAGTCACTTAAGAGAGGATGGATTTCTTCTCGAAAAACATAATATTTGTTTGATAACAGCGAAGGGATTCGCAAGCCTTTGTAAAGAAGGTGTTTGAAAGTAGATTTATGGCACTACATTTCTTACCTGTAATTTAATAAAAATATAAAAACAATATACAAAAATTTAAAATTTATAAAAGCCCCTCTCTCGAAAGGAGAGGATGAAAAACAATATAAAATGAGTGACTATTCACCACTTTACATCTCGAGTGGACACAGATCATTATAGCACTAGTCTTGGAGGCTAAGATTAATGCTTTTGATAATATAGATGTACTCCAGAGTCCGATGACTTGGTATTTGAAACAGTTTGGAGTATAATAAAAATTTAGTAATTACCACGCTCTACCGGGAGTCAAAACCGTTTTTAAATCCGACATGAAAAACTTTAATAATAACCCCACCGCTTTGTCACACGAATGCCGAAAGAAACCCAGACGCACTCGTACAGCTGCAGTTGAATTATTAATGCTTTTCTCGGAACTCGCAGAGAATGTTGAACTACCAGAAACTGTGGACGGCAATGTAAAGGTCAGCCCGTCTTCAGTTAATGTTCATGCTCAAATGTTTTCTGTTAATACTAATGTTAAAATAGACAATGATACGAGAGCCTTTTTAAGCAATCTTGTAGATCCAGTACGTAAATTGAACTCAACTATAGATACTACTGGGGAGTCTATTACCTCTGCTGTTGGTAATTTGGGTAATTTACCAACTAAAACTAAACAAATACTCACTTCTTTCTTTGAACAATTATTTGGGAAAGATGTTATTAGATCACGCTTGGTGGTATTGTCTACATTGGCTTGTTACCGAATATGTAGAGGAAGCCACTTAACAACATTTGAAAGAATGGTAGTTCTGTGCGGATGTATGTATCTCTTGTATGATTGTATCGAACGAGAAGGTCCCGCAGTAGATGTTTACCTCATTCTATCAAGTATTTGTATTGATGTAGTAGCTTTGCTATTAAGTCCTGATACAAGTATGTCCCAAGAATACCGTGAACAAGGAGAAGGATTCACTATGGAATCTTTAGATGATAGTGATGAAAGCAATGTTCCGGTGACAGCTCAGAATGGTAACGATATGTCTTTCGATATATCCCAAATAGAGTCTCTTATTGACTTAACCCTAACTGGTCTTGGACTTACCAATGCTGTTGCTTCAGAACAGAAAGCTTCCTTGTTTAACCAACTCAAAGATATAACTTCTATGCGTTCTAATTTTCAAAAGATGATAAAGAGCTACATAGATATTATTGTAAACTTTGCGAATTGGATTGCACTAAAACTTTTCGGCCAACTCAACTGGATAAGAAAATCCACTGGATTGGTAGAAGCTGATAATATTATTGAGAGAGTAGATAGGTACGTAAGACAATCGTATTCTGGTACTTTACCTTATTCTAGAGGTCTTGTTGGTGATATTGAAAGTTTGAGAAGTGAATTGTCAGATTTGATAAGATGTACTCCTCGAACTGAAAACTCGTCTGGAGTAATTGTAGAGCTCCAAAAGAAAGCAAACCAGTTAGAAACTATTTACCAAGCATTGTGCATAAATCCTAAGCATAAAGCTGGTTATAGATTTGAAACTATTTTGATATATTTAGATGGTAAGCCTGGTGTAGGTAAGACCACAGTATCCAACTTTATAGCTGCACATTGTGTGCGCTTAACTACTAATACTGAGGAATTTAAGCACTTTGCTGAAAATACAAATCATTATATCTTCCAAAGGAATCCAGAGAATGAATATTGGGATGGTTATAGATCACACCATAGAGTAGTCAAGTATGATGATATTGGACAGAAAAGAGACCAGATTGGTGAAGATCAATGGTTTGAAATTATTCGGGCAATAAATGTTGCCCCTTTCCACCTTCACATGTCTGGTATAGAAGATAAGAGGAATTGCTATTTTGATTCCCCTTTTGTAGTTGCTACCTCCAATATTCCTCATAAAAAGGAAGATTTTATATCTAAAATCAAGAGTTTAAACTATCCAGAAGCGTTGTACCGTAGATTAACTATTACTGTAGAGCCTATAGCAAACACCTCAATTTCTAATAACGGTAAGATCGACAAAGAACTCTTCGAAAAAGTTGAAGTTCCTTCTCCCTTTTATTGGAAATATAAGGTAAATGGTCCAGGACTTACAGACAGAACACTATCATGGAGAGAATTCAGTCAGTATTTAGAATCAGTATATAATGCCCAGCTTAAAATGTTTGATAGAAATGTTTTAGGTCAGCACGCTTACAATCAGTCTTTATACGATGAAAAGTACGCTGATTTGTATAAGTCAGCATTACCAGCTGATATTCGTTTTGATAATTTCTTAACTAGAGCTAGTAATGCTGTATTTGATGCTGCAGATTCTGTTGTTTATTCCAACGATGATACATTACGTTCTTTAAAAGATTCTGTAATAGGTGGTATGACTCAGAATAAACAAAAAGAGAAAGAATTACGGGAAGCTACTAAGATGCCAGGTTCTGTTCCCGTCAATGCGCAAGTAGGCTCTCAATTTGTTTCAGATTGGGAGAGTGCTCATCTAATGACCAGTTATGTTCCTGATCCAAATGATGCGAATGGCTTAACAGCTGGAGCTTTAGTTCAGGACGATTCAAGCGAATTTTCTTTTGACGCTGAAGAAACAGATTATGGCCATGTCTTAAATTTGTTAAATTCTAAGCTAACATCGGAATTTAAAGTTAACTATGTAGATCTGTCTACTCTAGTGAGCGATGAAGAAAGAACACTATTTGACCCTATATGGGAACAATTAGCTCAACGTCTTTCGGATGATGACATTGAAATACTAGTATCTAATATGTGCTCCGCAATGAGTTTCCATGGTTTTGTTTTGCCTAATGATCCTTATGATGTTGCATGTCTTTATTACTGCAAAGAACCATTTGCAGCTAATACTTTCAGACATGTACTACTTAAGAAATCTGTGTGGGATGCACCATATGGAAGTTCCTATGTTTTACCTGGAATTCAATCTGAATCTAAATTTGAAAGTCTAGCGGAAAGAGTTAGATCAAGTCTAGGTTTGCCTTCTATTGAAACAATGAAGACTGTAGCTACAGTTGGTTTAGTTTTGGTAGGAATATGGAAAGCTTCAGGTTTGGTTGTTTCTATAGTAGGATATATATTTCCTTCTATATCTGCCCAGTCTACCACTCATTTGTCTAGAAACAAAAATGTTAAGACAAAGGTAAATGTTAAGCAACACTTGAAATCTATAAAACAAGTACGTTCCGTAATTCCACAAAATGGAGACGAAGAAACTAAAGAATCGAATTCAGAAGAGAATTGTGATTCAATTGTTAAGAAAAATGTTATTCAAGTAAAAGTCGTTTCAGATGGTAGATCATATCATATTGGATATGCTTTAGGTATCAAAGAAAGTATGGCACTTTTTCCTACGCATTTTATTTCTACTGTGATGGATGGTCACTTAGAAGACTCTATAATGTTCGTTAGAGGCTCCGTAACTGTTTCAGTACCGGTGGTGCAATTTTTAAAGACCGATCGTTTCATCGTCTGGACAGAGAAAGACCTTGCTTTATGCGAGTTACCTGCTAATCTTGGAAGATTCAAGGATATTACAGGAAAGTTTGCGAAAGCATCAGAAAGACCAATCAATGCTGTACCGATACGTATCCCAATTCCACATGCGAATATACAATATGGTACTATGGCTAAGATTGCTGATTATTCCCTCACATATAGTGTTGGTCAATCGTTTTATGACACCAGAAACGTTATAACATATCCCTGTAAAACTAAGAGAGGAGATTGTGGTGCTCCAATCCTCAGAGATGATAACTTAACCCAACAACGTGTTGTTTTAGGTATTCATATAGCTCGAGATGATGTACAGCAAGCATTTAGTGCTGCTATCTATCAAGAAACGTTAGCTATAATGTTTTCTGAGTTAAATGAGGACAAACCTAACTACCCTCCTCTTGAAGTGCAAGCTCAAGGTGGCATTCCCCAATTTCTCGAAAAGTTTGAAATTTTGGATTCTCACCCAGCTGGTTCAAACTTCGTGTCTGCGAAAAATAATATTTCTCCTAGTCCCGTTTATGAGTGCAATGATTATCATGTGCCTCTCACTGCCCCAGCTTTGCTTAAGTCAACTGGGTCTGTGGATCCTTGGGAAGTGTCCTATAGACGCTACAGAAAAGAACCTTGTGATAATGTTGATCAAACAGCTCTTCAAAAAGCTTATGAAGATTTATGTATTTTTATGACTTCGCAGAATACTGTTAAAGTCACACAAAGAGTGATCTCTTTAGCAGAAGCAGTTTTTGGTGACCCGGGAAATGAGTATCTTGATTCTATTAAGACATCTTCTTCTCCGGGATTTCCTTATAAGAAAACTTATCCAAGATGGAAAAAGGATATTTTTGGTTCTAACACTTTTGATGAAACAACAGAAGCTTATTCACAATTAGCTTTCGAAGTTGATAAAATTAAAAGTGATTGGATAAAGGATTTGGATCCTCTCATAGTTTATACTGAAAATTTAAAATGTGAAAGAAGACCAATTCACAAGGTAGCAACAGGTGCCTCAAGGGGTTTTTCTGGTGCACCTTTTCCTTTTTCAGCCTTGGTTAAGATGTATTATTTTACCGCTGGAGAGCTCATGATCCGAAATCGAATCAAAAACTCTTGTACGTCAGGTGTTAATGTTTATTCTGCAGAGTGGAACGAATTAGCGGAAGCTATTTTAGGTTTTGCTTTTGTAGATGAACAAGATCACAGCGTAGACTTGCTTGGTTTTGATGGAGACTATAGTGCTTTCGATGCAAATCAAATTGTTGTCGTTATGAACAAATGTTTTGATTGGTTAGATAGCCAGTATCCAGATGCAACTGAAGATGATAAGCTTGTGAGAAAGTATATTCGTAAGAACATTATTTACTCCAAGCACATTTGGAAAGATGTTGTCTTCAGGACCGAAGGAGGGAATCCGTCTGGCAATTGGTTAACAACACATATTAACAACCTATATAATCTATTGGCTTTTAGATACACGTATTATCGTGCTATGCCTAGTACCAGAGATTTATTCCACTACCATGTTGCTTTACAGGTAGGTGGAGATGATAATGTTGGATCTTTTGATCCTATGACTATTGATAGGTATAATATGCAAGTTGTTATCCAGTACATGCCTGAAATTGGATGTAAGTATACTTCCGCAGATAAATCTGAATCCACTTTGGAATATAAGGATTTTCATAATCTTACTTTCTTAAAGCGAACTTTTAGAAAGTACGAAGGAAACTACATTGGTCCAATTGACATAAATTCAGCATTGGAGATATGTCAATGGACAAAGACAAATAGAATGGATATTTTCTATACGAATGTTAAAAATTCGTTGAGAGAGTTATCACTTCATCCTGTCAAAATCTTTGAAACAAAAAGGTCAATACTCAAGAAATATATGGATGATAGAAATCTTGATACTGCCTTTATTGAATTTCAACTTCCTCACAGATCTCTTAGAGATAAAGTGTTGAAGATGGAATTTTATGTTTAAGGAAACATGGTCCTCCATGACTTTAAACTGGTGTTTCTGTCCGCATTAGAAAAATCCTGGCAGAAGGTCCATCCGAAAGATGGCGTTAGGTATGCCCGAAATGCATATCACTGGCCCAAAGCCGCCTCTCTTATTCGAAGATTGGAAGATTGAATGAATCTAAGATCTTACCATACCGTTGAGAGGGAAGAGTCAACCACCCATCGGGAATGACTATAACTTTCCCCGATTCTCGCTCACTGCTACGTCAACTCAGTACAGTGAGTCAAATAACGGGTTGCTCCTAATACTAACACCCAAAACGATTCGGTGACTGTTCCCGTGGAAACAGGTACACCAATGAATCAACCCTATCAAACCACCCACGAAAATAATGATTCTTTTCATGCAGACACTACGCATGTGAAAGATGACGGACTCGCCACCACTGTCGTTACAGGTGACGATTCCAATAATGCTTATAAAAGATTACTGGGCTTACATTCACAAGACCAAGATCAAAGCATTGCCTCTTTCTTAATGAAACCCATACGACTTCAATCTTCAACAATTTCTAATACTGATGTATTAACTACATTGTTGTATGATGCTATTATGCCTAAAGCGTATTTTACTACTAGTGCATTACCAGCTGATAAAGTAAGGGGGTTATTTGGATCGAGGTTTACTATGGTAATGACTCTTCAAATAAATGCTACGCGTTTCCAACAGGGCCGGTATATGTTATACTGGGTCCCTTTTGGTGGTGTGCGTGGTCAATCTGACAAAACTGTAGCTTGGGTTAATTCCCACACAGGTCGGTTACAATCACGTACACAGCTTCCACATGTAGAAATTGATATCTCAACTCAAACTTCGGTTCAGTTAAAGATACCTTTTTCCTCGGTCAACACTTGTTGGCCAACTGGAGCTATTTCTGATGTCAACGACTTTGGTGCATTAGGACAATTAAGACTTGTCCCTTATATGCCATTGCGCGCTGGTTCCGGAGATATTTCCGCAAATTATACATTGTGGATGCATTTAGAAGATTTTGAACCATATGGCAATGTTGTCCCACAGGCAGGTGTTACCGTAACGAAAAAACGTTACGCAAAGAATGCCTCAGAGATGGAACAACAGGAAGCCGGGGTTGGACCCATTGGTGGAATGCTTGCGAAAGTTTCAAAAGCATCATCAATATTGTCTCCAATCCCAATCGTAGGTCAGTACGCCTCTGGGGTGTCATGGGCTACAGATGTTCTTTCACGTGCCGCAAATGTATTTGGATGGGCTAAACCAATTAATTTGGCTCCAACCCACAGATACTATACGGAGACATCGTGTAATTTAACAACTGTAGACGGAATTGACAACTCCAATTCTCTATCTTTAACAAGTGCCAACAAAGTTACAGACTTAGTTGGTTTTAGTAATAAGAAAGAGGATGATATGACCATTGCAGCTATTGCAATGCGTCCCGCATACACCTATGGTTTTCAGTGGCCAGACACTGCGTCCAGCGGTGATGTGTTATCAGTAGTACAAATCAAGCCTCACGACTTTTTAGAGTCGGTATCAGCAGGCGGAAGAAGCTACTTCTTTTTAACACCATTGCAATTTTGTTCGCAGATGTTTGATTATTGGAGAGGTTCTTTACAATATACTTTTAAAATAGCAAAAACTGAATTTCATTCAGGTCGTATTGTTGTCGCATTTTCTCCTGAAAATAAAAAGTCCACTTTCTCTGTTGCAACTTTGACGTCTTCTGACTTCATTTACAGAGAAATTATTGACCTAAGACATTGTAACGAATTTACTGTTACTGTTCCTTATATGGGGACAAGTCTTTATAAGTCTACTTGGACAGACACATTAATCGACTTGGATGATAAAGTCGGTGCTCTTTTCGTATTTGTATTGGACCCTTTGGTTGCACCAGACACCGTTAGCTCTACACTTGATTTTGTTGTGGAAGTTAGCGGTGGACCTGACATCGAATTTGCTGTGCCAACTTCACGAATTACTATGAATCCTGCTCATAATGTCACACCTCAAAGCGGATGGTTATCTTCTGAACCGTCTGCTAATGACACTGAAGTAGTTGATATTGGTAATTCAAAAGTTGGTCCTCCTATTTTAGATTTTGCGGAAGCCTCTATTGGCGAGCGAATCGTGTCCTTTAGGGCACTTTTAAGGAGATCAAATGTTGTCACGTATACTGATCAACCCTATACCGGTAAAATTAACTGGACCATAAATCCACATTTTTGGAATAGTAGAAACGTTACTACACCTACAGATTTTGTATCTACAGATCTGCACAGTGTGTTGTCAAGTGTCTATCTATACGCCAGAGGGGGATTGCGTTATAAAATTTTAACCACTAGCTTAGTTAAGGAGACTGATCCTGTCAATGACCAATATTGGTATGCACAGTTAGCCACCAATTCTTATCCAGTGAGTAAACATATAACAATGGCAGCAAATTTTACTAGTACAGGTAATAACACAAATCAACCTATGTCCACGTCCAACTATTATATTGCTCATAGCACAGATAGAAAGATGTTGGAGGTAGCAGTTCCTATGTATTCTTCTGAAATGATGATCAATACCATTGATTGCATGGTAGGAGATACGTTGACACCAGATAGTTTGAATCGTGATTCAGTTGCACCAAAGTATGCAATAAATGTAAGTTGTAACCGTGTATGGTCTACTACAGAACTACCAAATCTCATCCTGAAGGCAACTTCGGATGATTTTACTTTTGGAGGTTTTGTTGGTATTCCAGCACTACAGTTAACTAAAACTTATTTTGTGCCTACTCCACCCTAAGTTCGGGAACAAAGAGTTTTATCCTTGTAAGGTTCTCTTTATTCGAACTTCTATTTCTTGAAATAGACGGGTTATTATCAGCCGTACAAATTTTCTCGACCGCCA